CCTGTCATACCTAGTGAATGCTGTCTTGAAGGAGATGTGTTTTGCGGAATAATAGGGTTAGCATTATTCTTCCACTTTTCTTCTTCAGCCCTGCCTAATGGGTTGTATCTTGAGTAAAGATAATCTTTTAGTATTTCATATGTAGGGGACTGTAATACTTGCATCCTCCGTCCATACAAAAAGTTTTTTTGGTCGTCTGTAAGTTCGTCTATGTTTTTTATTGGTTTGTCTAAATAAAAAAATTGATTTGCATCTCTTACTAAACCCTCTTCAAGGTTGTCTTCTTCATCAAAAAGTAAATTATCTGTTATTCCATTTCTTGTAAATGAAGGCTCTTCTTTCAGTGCTTTTGCTAAAGCAAGTCTTTCATAAAAGTCCTTTGCTAAACCTTCTTTATCTAAATCTTTATATTCTTCTGCATTAAGAGATTTTCTGTATTCATCTACAGAAGGATAAAGTTCTGGAATAATATATTCGTGAGGTTTTCCCTCAAAAAGTATTGTTTTTTCTTTTTCCATTATTGGGCTTTTTGTAAAAATTTCGTTCGTAACCAGTTAAATATCTCGGGTGCTAATGAACCAGAAGTTGAGCAAAACACACACTTGTAAAATGGGTCTAGTGATGTCTGTTGCACTGAGAAATAGCAGATTATACCAACTATAGTCCCTGCAATGACCTTCCTAATCCATTTTGTGGTGTTATATTTTTCGTCTGTAAGTATAAGCCTAGCAAGCATACCTAATCCACCAAGAATGCCAAACACCCATCCTGTTTTCTTGAACTCTTCTAATATTTGTTGCATAGAAACATCATCAGTCATATTGTTTCATCTCCGTTTTTAGAATTTCTTCAACCGCTTCTAGTTCGCTGTATACTTCTGACATAAACGCAGAAGCAGGATTGAACACACGGTATACATTACGCCTGTCTCTTTCCAGTTTCACTATAGTGTACCCAAGTCTGTTCTGCAGGATTACGAAGTCCTTATAGGGCTTATCCTCTGATGGTATAGATTCCTGCACAATGTCGAATGTCGTAGCGTCACTGACGGTCTTCTCCTCTGGCGTAGACGCTCTGGCATCTTCAGTTCTAGTAGCCTGTTCCTGCGTAGGTTCGTTTTCCTTAGACACCAAGTTGGGGTCATCTGGCTTCTGCGTTTCCTTTATACGCTCCCAACGCTTGTGACCGTCAGAACTTATACCTTCTCTGAAGTACTTCTTTAAGATGCCCTCCTTGCTAGGCGTGATGACCATCTTGCGTTTGTACTCACCAGTGCTTGTGCTCCAAACCAAGTACTGCATCTCTCCGTACTGACCAATAGCCTCAAACTTGTCTGCCATTAACTGCTTGTAGTATGGCTTACCCTTATTATCCATATACAACTCCATAACCTGCTTTGCAAACAGGCTGGCATTAGACCAGTTCAACAGCAGGTTCTGCGTTGGGTCTTGAACAGGGAGCGGCTGGTCTCCCACCTTGAATTCGTCATACCCTTTCTTGCCGCCTTCAACAAGGTTAGCCGCAGTCTTGACCTTCATCACATCGTCCTCAAAGAACCTAATCAGAACCTGTGCCTCTGTGATGTCGTTGACAAGGCCGATTCTCATAGTGTCAAGTTTGTGAACAGTCTTGTTTCTCAATGTACTGAATGTTTCTCCAGCAAAAAGAACCTCATATGACACTGTAACTCTACCTGCCTTGTTCTTATCCTCTATTTTTCTAACAAAGTACCTGCCATCAATGGTGTCTCTGTAGTTAGGCTTGTTCTTATTGTGCCAGTCTATGATGAGTTGGTTGTCCTTTCCTCGCACAGCACCGCTGATGCGTAGGTTGTCTTCCATAGACAGAAGGTTTGCAACAGCCTTTGGTCTTGCTGAGATAAACTCAGTGAGCCTCTGTTTATACAGGTTGATTGACGCATCTGTCTTAAGAGCCTCACCAAGGATTTGCTGAACTCTTTCAAACTCATCCTTGATGATGTCACCAGTCTCACCAAAGTGATAATCCTCTATTGTTTCATCGCCAAGGATTGCCTTCTTCTGTGTTTTATAACGCTTTCTAAGTTCCTTTGCCGCCTTGATGTTGTTGGCCTCGTTTGCTAACATCATTCTGTTGACTTGTGATACATCTAAGTTGAACCGCTTGTCTGGAGACAACTTTTCGTACTCAGCCTTAACACCAAAGTTACGCTCCCTGCCAAACAGAGAGTCCATCTTGTGCCACTGTGTTTCTGTTTTCCAAATATCATCGAAGCCCTGCATTCTGATGAGAGTATCTACTGGGATATGTCCTACATTGTGTCTGGTGGCAAACGGTGCTTTCTTTCTGGCTAAGATATTACGGATAGCGGGAGGCGAGTTTTCTTTCGGGCCTTCATCTATCAACTGCTGGATGTACTCGTTTGTATAGTTCAAACTCTGACCTATGTCATACAGTTTCTTCAAGTCTTCTGGAGACAGTATGGTATGTACGCTGTCTCTGTAGTTGAACGGTTCACCTTTCTTGGTGACAGGAATTCTTCCCTTCTTAACAAGATACATAGCCTGTTCTATGACCTCACGAGTTTTGACGCTCTTATCAAAATCCACAGGGTACTTATCCTTCCAAGCGGCAAACTCTTCATCAGACATACCCTTCAGTTTCTTCAATGCAAGTTCTCTGATGCCTTGATTGTTGCTGATTAAGTCAAAAGCATCTGCGACAAAACCTCTGATAAATCTTTCACGCTCCTTGTCGTTCTTGAATGTGTCAAGAATGCCATTCTTGAGAGCCTCGTGTTCACGCATTCTTTCCTCTGGGATAGAGTCTATAAGCCTCTTCAAAACTCCCTTGCTAGACTCCTTAGGGAAGAAGAACTTTATGAGGTTAGCATCAGCCGCACTCATCGCAGTGTTGGGATTGGCTTCATACATCTGACGCTTTGCATTGGCAAAATGTATGTAGTCAGCCAGATATATTCTCTGCCTTGATTCTTTAGAGTCTTGAATAATCCAGTTCTTCAGAGGGTTGTTTCTGAACTCTGTCTTTGGCAACTCTGCCCTTCCGCTATGCACACCACCAAGTCCATTGGTTGTCGTGGTTGTCAAGTCCCACATTCTCCATCTCGCAGAGTTGAACTGCATAGATAGTTCTGGGAACGCATAGTACACATACTGCGTCCTAGGGTCTTCTGGATGTATCTCTATTCTTGAATCCTTGATGTTGGGTATGCCAAGGTTTCGTGCGAAGTCATCATACTGTTTAAACAAATCAACGATGTTATTCTGACGCATACGCTCCAACTGCCTATAAAGTTTACGGTCTTTTATGATATTTTTCTTTGCTACTGAAGTGGCGTAATCAAAGTGTCTATATTCAGCGACAAGACGCTTGAATTCTGGAGGTGCATCTGCGTCACCAGCCTTTTTAAGAATATTTTCGTAACGCTTCTGCAGTGCTTCCTTCTTCTCTCTGAGTTTTAACAACTCGTTGCCAAGCCTCTTAGGGTCTGTGGTCAATTCTTTTCTGTACTGCTCCAATGTCAGACCTGTTCCGTCACCTATGACGATGTTCTGTCTAAGTTCAACCTTTCCACTGGCAATATTCAGCCTGTTAGAAACTATCGATATCTTCTCCAGCGTCTGGTTCAATGCGGTTACCGTGTCACGCAAATCGACACCGTGCTTACCAACGGTAGACAGAAGATACTCGTCCTTGATGACAGCAATAGCCTCGTCATAATCAATCCTGCCATCGACTATATCCTTGTCTATTTCTCTAAGCCTTGCCTCTCTTCTTGGGTCATTAATCCAAGCATAAGCCTCGTCACCAAGGTTTGTCTTAGTGATATTTCTTCTTAAATTATGAGAGATAGATATCTCAGAGTTAAGATTTTTAAGGTCTATCCCTAAGATACGCTTCATACTAAGGTCTCCAGCACGAATGCCTTGGTCGTAGTAAGACTTTAGGTCTATTATTCTAGACTTAAATGCGTCAGTATAATCCTCAAGACTTCTGTAGTTTTCGTGTCCTTTGCCTAGTATGTTTTCGACATCTGCAAGATATGTCGGGTCGCCGTGTACAACTCCAGTCTTAGGCTTGTACCGTCTGAGAGCCATATAATCAAAACTAGAAACCACATCGAACTGATGAAGTGATGCTTTCTTTATGAAGTCTGTCTCTTTGGCTATGAGCGTACCCTTTGCCCACAGATATCTTTTAGCCAAGAAGTCTATCTTTTCTTTTATTTCTGCCGTTGCATCACTCTTTCCGTACAGACCATCGTGCAACTTTTGATATCTGTCTTCCATAACAGAGAACCTGCTTCCGTGTTCATAGAACTGTTTCTGCAACTGGTTAATCATACCAACCACATTGCCGTCCTTTGGCACAGGTAGTTGGAATTGAGAAAGGTCTACTTCACTGCCCTTTGCAGACACTCTGAACAGAAGTTCTTCGACTGCTTCTGGTGTCATATTCTGCATCTTTTGAAGAACGCCCATCTCATATAACTGTTGAGCCGCCGCAAGGTGCATAGCCTCTGCGTTGTTTGACGCTTCTTGTATCAACTTTAATTCACCAACAAGTTGGTCAACAATCTTAACATCAGTCAGAGGTTTTTGTCCCGACCTTCTCTTGGCTTCATTTATCTTCTTACGCTGGTCACGGAAGAACCCTCGCTGTTGTCTTTCAATCTCCTGCAGTTGAGCCATTAACTCTCTAATCTGAGGTACAATTTGTTTTTCACTCTTGCCACTTTCACCAAGCATAGCCGCCAACATCTGACTCTCTACTGACCTCTTTCCTCTAATAAAGTTGTCAAAACGAGTGAACGACTCTTGTGCAAACTTTTCAAAAACAACAGCAGAGTTTCTGCTCTTGCTCGTAGCCATTTCAGCAAGGTCTTTGTTTCTTTCTGAATACGACCCAAATCTTTCTTTTATAATCTTAACATTATAGTTGTGGTCAATGACAAACGAAAAACCTAAGTCTTGGTTTATGTACTGGTTTAATCTTGTTATGTTGTCTCTTATAACAACACGCTCTTCTGGTGTAAGTTTTCTCTTAGGGTCTAACTTGTCAGATACAACATAGCCATTGGCAATCTGTTCTTTGATTTTCTCTATTCTTGCCTGTGCGTCTGCCAATGCCTCATCGTTAGGATACTTCCCTTGGTCTATATTGGACTGGATATCCTCTATCTTTTTTTTCAGTTCTGCTTTCTCGTCTTTGTTCAATGGTCTTCTTGCATTAGCAAGGTTTTCATCCAACTGACGCTGTAACTGTTCTATTCTTTTGGGGACATCAAACCCAATTTCATTAGTATAAAGTTCCTGTGCGACAAAGTAATCTCCGTTTCTATGAAGCACAAAGCGGTCATCTGGTAATTCAGATTTCCCTATCTCCTTTTTTGCCAAGGCCAATATATACTTCTTTAGTTTGCCATCCACTTTCTGATACGGCCCTTCAATAAGCATATTAGCAGGTACTTCACCAGCAAGAGCCTTGTTTCTTATTATCTGAGTTGCCTGTTGAAGGAACAGGTCTGTCATCTTTTTAATTTCTGCTTCTGGAGTTAACACCTTTGCTCCGATTTTATTTGTTGTATACTCTTTATATGTCTTCTGAAGCAACACATCTCCGTTCTGGTCATACATAACAAGCACACCAGAGTTTGTACTGTGGATTTGGTCTGCCACCATAAACTTAGTACCGTCAAAGTACCAAGCCTTTCTTGCTACCTTGTACCCATTGCCGCTATCAAACTGGTTCTGAGTTTTTGTTAGGTCGAAAGACTGCCACTTTACACCGTAGAAGCCTTCTTTTTCCATAGCCTCTATAGACTTAACATAATTCAACTTGATTGAGTCCTGTATTCTTTTGACCACATCTTTGCCATTAGAGTCAAAGAAGGTATACAACTCAACGCTTCTTGCTATTGCTTCTGGAGTGCCAAGTTCAATGAGACCGTTTTGTGCTTCATCATACAGTTTTGCTCTGACCTTTTCAAGGGTCTCTGGACTCATCTCACTGATTTGATAAGCCGTCAGAACATCTAAAATCTGTTGCTTGGCATCGTTTGAGACTATAGCCTCTATCTCTTTTGTGTGTCTTTCGTATGTAGCCTTAGCCTCTATGGCCTGTTGAGAGACAGGTATCTTTGATGTCTCTATTGCATCAAAAGCATCAACTATAGACTGCATTTCTTTTCTTGCATAACCTCGTTCTGCCTTGAGGAGTTTTTTAGCAAGAGTGGCGTTTCTCTGGAAGAACGCCTCACGCAGATTTTTCAAAGCGTATGATGACAGTTTTATGTTATCGCTACCAACCCTGCCGATGCCAACAAGAGAAGCATCCATTAAGAACACCAACTGCTTCTGTCTTTCTGCTATGTTGTCGGCAAGACCTGTAATACCATTGTTATCTCTGAGAACCTTCTTGATGAGGCTGTCCATCATAACACGCCTATCAAGAATAGACGCTCTTATCTTACCTCTCTCTTCACCAGTGAGTTTATATTTGCCGCTAGGAACAACAGGTTCTTGGGTTATCCGTTTATAATTAGCAAGAGTCTTCTTGTCGCCCCTCAGAAGAAGTTCATCCCACTGCTCTGGTGTTATTTTTTCTCTGACACGGTAGTCGGCTAATCTTTGTGCGACAATGTCGCTTTGTATCTGTGCTTTCTTTGTCTGTTCCTTCAGTTCAATCTCATAATTGACCTTGGCTACAGCCTCTGCCTCAGTTTTCTCAAGCAACTTGCTCCACCCCTTATAGTTCTTCAAGGTAAGGTATTCTGCCTCAGACATCTCAACCCAGTTACCAAGAGACATCAGTCCAGTCTCAGCAATCTTTGCAGGTGTTATGCCATATTTTCTGGCGTTTTCAACAAGTACTGAGTCTGCTACCAGAGATACGGCAGGGATTTCTTTTCCTTTAAACTTCTTAGCCGCCTCTGTGTATTTTACAAAACCATCAACAGAGTACTGTGCTATAGCCTCAAGCATATAGAGCGGTGCTCTTGGGAACTTCTCCTTAAGCACTCTCTGTATGCGAGGAATTAAGTAAGCCTTGAAACGCTTATGAGTCTCTGGGCTATACACCTTGTTCTGCTCGATGTAGTCAATAGCATCCTTAACCAGCATCTCGTTGTGCTTAACAAGATTGGTAATGTACTTCTCAGTGACCTGCTCGTCTCCTCTGACTCTTTCCACAACTTGCCCCTTCTCGTCTATTCTGTACTTAAGAAGACCAGACAATTCGTGCGTACCTGCCTTTGCGACTTGTTCTCTATATTTGTCCGCAATGGTCTTTGAAGGAGAGAACATAAAGTCATCGAGGTTTTTGACACCTCTGTTCTCTACAAATCTTGACGGCTCAAAAATCGCAACGGTGCTGAACTCATTCCCGCTAGCAGGATTGATGTTCATATACTCAACAGAGTGAATATTGTACTTTGACAGGAACGCTTTCCCTTTTGGAGACAACAGCCACTCATCTAGAGTAGGCATATTTGAACTTCTAGGGTCTGTCTCCTTCTTATAATGGTCAAAGACTCTAACGCCATTGTCATCAGTGATGCGTAGGATATCCTCCATAACATCACCAATAGGCTTTTCGGTAAGCAGTGAAACTCTTCTGGCTACGCCTTCGACTGAGTTCTTCCAGTCAGAACCAAATGGCATATCAGAAAGATTAAGATGCGACTGCGTATCGATATACCCAACACGCATCTTGTTGTTCTCATAGAAGCCAGCCTCATAGACATCTGGCGTAAAGTGCAACCAGCCGTTTCTAGAGTAGTACTGGCTTCCTCTGAGCCTAGGCAACATTTCCTCTAGGTTTGAAGCGAACTCTGGGTCAACAAAATCAAACACTCTGCCAACACCACCACGCTCCAAAATCTCAGATGTAGGAGTTCTAAGAGAGTATAGAGCAATATGCTCACCCTCCCTGTTTCTATAGATGGTGTCTCTAAGGATATTATGAGCACCAGCAGGAAGCACATTGCCGTTGTTATCTCTATGGCCTACGGCAGGAGAGAAGTTAGCCTGTGAACGAGGGTAGGCGTTTATATGGTCGTATCTGAAACCCTCCCCTTCTTCAGCCACTAGAGCGGTCATTCTGTCCACTCTGAACGATGTCATAACGGTAGGAAACTCGACCTTGTCTTCACCCCTTCTTAACTGTGCATCAAGAGGAGCGTTCTTCCATCTACGCTTCTTGAGCATCTCCTTTGTAGGATGATAGCCAATGGTAGCATTAACGATGTCTCTTCTAAGAGCCGCATCTTTGTCGCCACCTCTGCCTCTTGAGAAGAACTTAAGTCCAGCCTCTGACTTATGACCCATACTGTAATTAGACAACAAGTCTCTTACAGCCTGTCGCAGGTTCTGCTGTGTGCCAAAAAGATTTCTGACGGCCTTAAAATGTATCTCTCCGTCATCAATCCTGTTGAACATATAGTCCTCACGCTTCAGATAAGCATCCCAGTCAAAGACCGTTGCCAGCAGACGAGCCTTACCTACCCTGTACTTCTGTATGCCATCCTTTGGCTTGCCGATAGGCTTCTGCTCAAAGTACAAGTTAAGTTCAACTGGGATGAACCTACGCTGTTCAACGAACAGGCCACGGTCTCTAGTCCCATCGTCATTCTCTCTCTCATAGGAAAGGACGGTAGACCTCATCGTGTTTGAGATTTCCTCTATTCTTCCAGCACGAGAACGCTCGATGATGTAGTTTAAGTCTCTAAGTCTTGCCGCAGTATGAGCACCAAGATGCTTCTCAAACAGGTTAAGTTCAGTCTTTGTAGCAAGACCTGTTATTCTAATGCGAGGATTGCCTTCCCATACTGACTCCCAGAAGTCTCCGCTCTTATCAAGAGACCATCTCCCAACACCGACTTCTCTCTCTATGACCTTTGGCTTTCTGCCTTTTGGACTTGGCCCCATATCAGAAAGTTCAGCCGCAGATACATCAGTACCAAGGTTTCTCTTGGTATGCTCTTTGAACCAAGCCCTTTCCTTGGCTACGGTCGTCTCTCTTACCTGCCTTGTTTCTGGCTCTTTTTCCTTAGGCTGTTTCTTCTTTTTCTTTGGTGGCGAGAACTGTGCCTTGGACTCACCACTTTCGTTCACAAGTTCAATTGTGATACCTCTTTGCGATGGGTCTGTGTTAAGTAAATCCTCGACCAAGTTTGCGACACGCTTTGTAGACTCCTCGTTAAGTTCTTCTTCTGTGATGGGACGCATCAGACCAGTCTCAATATCCTTCTTGAGAAGATGGTCGAACTCACTGTTCATCAGAGTTTCTGTTGTTGCGTACTTCTTGTTGTTGACCTCCCAGCCGTCATACATACCGCTTCTGAGTTCACGCACATAGTGCTTCATCAACTTCTCAAGCAACGGAATACGAACCCTTTGTTTGGTACGCTGGTCAATCAAGAACATATCAGCAGTCTCGCCCTTGATGAGTTGAACCCCAGCCTCACCAAGGTCTCTAGCCATTATATTACGGTAGGTATCCTTAGCACCTTCAATTGCGTTTCTAACCATACCTAGGTCGCCACCTTTAAGAAGATAGTCTATAGGCTTTTCCTCAACAAACCTGTTCCAGTACGATGCCAAGAATTCTTCAAAGAAGCCTCTGATGTCAGAAGTCTTTTCTCCATCCTTAAACTTCTGGATGGCATCGTTGAAGCGAGTCAACATACCCTGCATACCCTCAACAGGTGCTTTTGTGACATCCTTCTGGAGGTTGAAATACTGGTCTCTAAACTGTTCTAGAAGTGAAACCGCTGTTTCCTTTGGCATCCTGTACAAAGCACCAGCCTTATCTTCTGTGCCTATCAGTGCATCAATCGCTGACTTTGTGAATGCTTTTCCGTACCTCTTCTGAAGCATTATGCCGTGGAAAGTCTCTTCGTTAACAGCAGACTTAGCCGCTTTATCGGCGTTGATTAATATGACAGGAGTTCCGTCCTTGTCTTTTAAGAATGTTATGCCACCAAATTCTGCGTCTGAAAGAGACTTACGCTCATACTCGTCCCACTCAATGCTGGTGGACATTTCTTTAATCTTCTCCTCAGTAAGAACAAGTATCTTGTTATCTCTTAACAGTCTTTCAGATGCGGCAATCTGAGACATCACGGATAACTGACCTTTGACACCAGCCTCTTTGTCTGCGTTCTGAAGCAGACGCATCAAGCCTTCTTGATTATTCCTATCGTAGTGTTGAGTTGCCCAAAGAAAATGCTTGAGCGTATCGTTTATAGCGTTGCCGCCGCTTACAGTATTATAAACAACACCAATGTTGTGGAAGGCAGAGCCAATCGCAAAACCTGTTCCAAGACCGTGATAAAGTCCTTCCTCTCCACCAAAGGCAAGACCGAATGCACCACCATACATTGAAGAGTGAAGGCCAGTCTTTGTCGTCTCAGTAGCCCAGTCAATAAACGGAGTGCCTGTCTGAGACCAGAAATGTGCTATCTTCTTGATAGAAGGAGATGTTGATTCTGCGGCTATACGCTCAGACAGCGTTAAACCACTGAACTTAGGGTCTTCAGAAAGAAGTTTGAAACTAACTTCACCAAGTCTACCTACGCCCTCTGTAAGTTTTGCGACACCCCAAGTAGCGGTAGTAGCACCCCAAGCAGGAACTTTTAACTTATCTACACCTAATGCGTTTTCAGAAGAACGAACAATACCTTCTCTACCTTGAATTCTACCACCAGATGTAATGTTGTGGTCGTGACCTGTCATATTAGACAGGGTCTCGCTTATGTTTCTGTCAAACTTACTAATGGCGTTAGAGACATTTTCAGAACTGTCTGCAAGTCTTCCAAACCCTTCTGATGTTTTTCTTAAAGCATATGCACTAGCCTTTGAAAGGTTCTCACCAAGACCTATTGCTTTTGTAGCACCTCTAAGACCTTTTGCAATCGCTGACTCAATACCAAGATTAGGTGCAAGCCAAGAAGGGTCTGCTACATATGATAAAGCCTGTACTACAGCAGGGTTATAAAGGTCTAACTTCATACCACCAACCTCAATTGTAGGAGGCAAGAACGCACCTTCAGTCTGGTCTTTGTTAATCATTCTTCTGACCTCAAGTGCCTGTTGAAATGCCAGATACTTATCTTCTGTAGAACCAGCAGTATTGAACATCAACTTACCAAGCCAAGAGTTCCTATCATATTTGGCTTCTTGATACATATACATCCAGTTCTTAGTACCAACTACCGTACCTTCTATTGCAGAACCAACGACCTTAGGTACTTTTAACTGAAGAGTGTCTTTAGCAAGTTCATAACCACCAACTCCAATGTCAGAAAAAGTCTGTGCCGCCGCACTACCAATCTCAGACCACATACCCTTCTTTGTTTCCTCAACATACTTGTCGTATGCCTCGTACTCTTTAAATGTAGGTACATAGCCTAAATGACCGTAACGCTTTACCATCTCCGCTACAAACTTGCCTCGCAGTTCATCTGGAACTACAGGCTCTGCTGTCGTTATTTCAGCGTCAGAAAGAGGTATATCATCGTTTTCGACAGCCTTGCCAGAAGGAGACACCGACCCCTTCTCAGCAAAGTGTTTGTTTAACCCTTCAATGCTAGAGAAAAATATTTCAGACATTATTTTTTAGGTTCGTATTTAGCACCATACTTTTTTACAAGTTCTTCAACAGCAGATGTAATCTGTTCTTGATTGTCAAACATAGGTTTACCGTCTGCTCTTTGTATTGAGAAATTATAACCTTCAAGTTTTGTTTTTGCAGAAAAGTGCAGGATACCTCTGGTCAATTCAAGAGTATCTTGCATAACCTTAGGGTCTCTGAACAAGAGGTTCATAAATGTAGGCTCTGCCATAAGGTCGGCAAGCCTGTCAGCATCTCTTTCAGTTTCTGTACCCGGAGCAATAAACGCTTTTCTGAAAGTCTCAAGACCTCTTTGCAATGTAGTATACTGTTGCTTCCAGTCAGAGCCACCGATGCTTGTAAATGCTTGATAAAACTTAGCGTCACCCCACATAGCCTTCATCTTATCAATGTATGTATCAGACCTATACAATGCCTGTTCTGACTCAGTAATATCAGCCTGTGCTTTCTCTGGATTGATAAGAGCCATTTCAGAAAGAGGGTCTTCTGTACTTGTTGCGTTGACACTAATAATGTAGTTGCCAACTCTTCTGCCAGCAACCGTCTTGCCTTCTGTTGTCTTTGTAGGCTGTTGATAGTTTCTAAGGAAGTTGTTTGCGGCTTGAGCCTTCATCTCAGCCTCAGTTTTCTTTGTAGCCGTAGGAGCAATGCTACCACCACGGTTTAAAGGTATCATTTCCTTGCCGTTTGTAATAGCCTTGCTACCATCTGGTAGAGTGATTTCAGTCCAGCCACCATAGATGTTAAAGATTTTATAAGCATCGTCTCTATTAAGAGGGAACGGAGCACCCATCTCATCAAACTTAGCCTTTGCTAAGTCATATGCCTCATCTGCCCTTTCCTTGCTGTTCTTACTACGAGAAACTTCTCTAGTAATACCCATACCTACTTTCTCTTCAGAGATAATCTCAACCTCGTTTGGTAGCACAGTAGGTGCTGTTGGCTTTACCTTGATTCCAAGAGCCTTGCCAACCTTAGACTGAAAATCGTTGGTCTTGAAGAACTGCAATGCAGTGTCATAAGTCTTCTGGTTTACTTCAACATCTTTATTTAAGCCTTTAGCCTCTTCATTCCACTTGAACTTATGTTCAATAACTTTAGACTGAGATGGATATTGTTTAAGAAGTTGTTCATAAACAGCACGAACAAACTCTCTTTTCTTTGTAGAAGGATTGTCTACAGCAGACAGGTTTGGATTAAACTCTGGGTCTCCAGACAGTGACTGTGCTAATGCAGAAGCATAATCGTTCTGTGTAGCATCCTGTGCTTGTTTTGTTGCAACCTTAAGTCCGCTCTCTTTAAGAAATGCGTCAATATCATCGACTTCTTCATACGAAGTAGGAGTACGCAGTATTCCTCTTCTTGTTTCTCTAACTCCATACTGTGTCTCTGTTGTTACAGGACTTATCTCTCCAAACGAGTCATTGAGTATTGTTTCTGCTTCAAGTTTTTTCAACCCAATAGCCTTTATGTCTGCCTCTATTTGTGCTCTTTTACCAGCATCCTCTGCAAGTGTTAACTCTCTTTTCTTAAGTTCTAAGTTTTGTGAGTGTACATCTTTCTCAAACGAAAGTTTTTGGACAGCCAATTCTCTTTCTTTTCTCTGTAAGTCAAGAATCTGCGTCTTGTAATTCTGGTCAAACTCAACAGCCTTTTCCTCCCTGTGTTTTTGCTCTAAAGTGAGAAATGTATTAAGGTCTGTTGTGGCTAGGCCAAACACTCCGTCTGGTTCTTTCTCAACCTTCTTTGCGATGTCTTTGATGTGTGCAGGTGCGGTGTCTGATATCTTATAGGTAACCTCACCTGTTGCGTCATCTTCTGGGCCATCCTGCTCCATATACTTATTGATGACACCTTGTGCTAAAGAAGCCGCTTGTTCTTTGGCCTGTCTCTGTAGACCTAATGACTCAATACCTTTGCCTACTCCAGCACCAAAATCTGCAATACCTTTTCTTAAGTTCTCAGCAATACCTGCCGTATATGGCAGAATATTGATTTGAGGAACTTGTTCTGATTGATATCGTGTAAATGGACTTGCCATAAATTTATGCGTTAGGTTTTAACTCTTGGAACAGCACCACCCATATTTAATCCACCAGCACCAAATAAACCTGTACCTCCACTAGCCATTCCACCAGCAATAGAACCAACAGCACTAAGAGCACCGCTAATCATAGAAGCGTTGTTCTGTGCAGTAGCAGTTCTCGCTTGCAGTTCCATATTCTGGTTAGCGGCAACAAGGTTGGCGTTATACTGTGATTCTGGTTGTAAGTATGTCGGGCCAAGGTTGGCGTTATACTGCGTAGCCATACCAGCCAGACCCATCGGTGACAGAGCAGACATACCGCTCTGAACCAGCGGAGAGCCGTACTGCTGATAGGCGTTTCCAGCCATCGTAACATCGTTTCCAAGCACAGTGTTGGCAAACAGTCTGGCTCTATCTTCCCTCTGCATTCCCAAGTTGTACCCACTAAGCACTTCAGCACCGATGCCTTGGTTGCTGTATGCAAGACCTCTAGAGGTGCTTGCCGCTCTACCCATCTGCTGTGCTTGTTTCATCATTTCTGGAGTCAGTGCTGAACCTGCGTTTAGTCCAGCCATAGCCTGTGTACGCATCTTGTTCTGCAACTCTGCACCACCGCCAAGGCCAGCCTCATAGGTCTTTCTTGAACTCTCCGCAATAGGAGTAAGAGCACCAGCAAAGGTAGTACCATACTGAGACAGCAGGTTTGCACTGTCTCCCATAACTTCACGATAAAAGGTCTTAAGGTTGTTAGCCTGACCCATCATCTGCTCATACTGCATCTTCTGCCACTGCGGAATGAGTTTCCGCTCGGCCTCCATCATCTGCGGGGCGAGGTCTATCTGAGCACGGATTGCATCAGACATCTCCTTGTAGTAGTCTCTAGGTGGCGGTGCTTGAACTTTAGTTGAACCCATTATTTTTTAAGTGTTAAGATTTTAGATTTGTTGAGTTTTTTTACCCTTGAGTTTCTGCAAGCCAGTATCTGACAACTAGGGTCAGACTCTATTTCTGGATACCTCTTTAGTATCTTTTCTATTATCTTTACTCTGGCATCGGAATTGTCAACCAGAGCATCCATAATATAGAAGTCGTGCTTCTCGGAGTTTATGGTTATGTTCTTTAGTATGGTGCTTACAGTAGGAGTGTTGTTGTATTTTATGATAGGGAAGATGGTTATGACTCCGTTGAGTTTACCATTTTCGTAATTGCAGAACAGGTACTTATGCTCGTCCAGCCAAGCCAACCACTCGTCCAACCACTCCACATCAAACACGCACCGCTTACTAGTACTCCTTTTTTCTAGGATGTACTCATAGGCATCCTTGGCCTGTTTAGTTGTGAAAGGCCAACTCAAGTTAGGCGAACTTGGTAATCATCGTTGAGAAATGTACCTCCGCCCCCGGCCCTTCTATAGGTGAAGGATTAGCATTAACATAAACATAATATTGTATATTTATTGTAGTCTCAACTGCAACCTTAAAAGCGGCATAACAAGTTGATGTTCCGTTAGAGTAACCAGAACAATAAGTAGTATTGCCTCTTCTTATTTCTGTACTTGTAGTATTATTAAAAACCCTACAAGTTATTGACCCAGCACCGCCAAGAGCCTGTATTGTAATATTTGTAGCCACAGAGTATGTGCCAGCGGGAAGAGTTATGTTGCTGTTGCTTGTTCCGCTACCAGTAAACGCAGAAGAATTAACAACAAATGTATCTGTTTCTGTAAGCCTGTTAAGCGGAACGCTTGCCCAAGCGTTTATAGTAGGGTAAGTATATTGGTTGTTGTCTGGAAGAACCAAGTCTATGACGGCAATTTTTGTTGGACTGATTAAATTTTTCCAAGCACTTCCATTATAATACTCAGCATCAGAAAGTGTAGAGTTGTATCTAAAATCACCAGCAACAGGCGTGGCTGGACGCTGTGCCGTAGTACCAACAGGAAGTTTGATAGAGTTTGTGTTTGTAAACACAACATTACCAGTGCCAGATGTGTTGAACTCAATACCGCTTGAACCAGAAGAAAGAGTAATCTTTCCGTTTCCGTGACCATATCCAGAGTTACTAGCGGTAAGATTTAAGTTTCCACCTAAACTGTTAATGAGGATACCACTATTTGCGTTAGATGAATCTCCATTAGCAATGAGAAGACCTTCTCCACTTTGTATCTGAAGCGTCCCAGTAGAGCCGTTATACTGAGCACCCTCTATATAGTTTGTCTCAATCGCAATTCCAGAAGCAATTAAGTTTTGAACTTTAGCCTTTCTAAGAGCACCAGCCACAGGGTCATATATCAGAACCTCCTCAGTTCCTTGAAAAGTGCCTTGCAGTTTTTCAGTCTGCCCATTGATGACAGGTGGTAGCAACTGAGCCGAATCGACAAGGTCGTTCAGCATATCGAATGTGACGACCTGTCCGTCTACAAATGTTTCTCCTTTTTGAATCTGTGACATATTATTTCTTGGTTTGAATGTTCTTTGTGTTCATCTTTGAGTATACTGCGGCAGACCTAATTGTAGGTCTTTTGTTTGTGGCTACAAATGATAACTGGACACCAGTTCCTATCTTACGCAAAGGAATTCTTCTGGTCTCATCATTGTTAGTTGGACTTCCGTAGTTGTCAATTTCAGACGATGAGTCTGGGTTCTGAACTAATGCAAAAGTCTTAATCGCAGTACCAGCATCAAACTCAAAGTCTATCTCGGCACTGCTAAATCGCTTGTCCTTAAAAGTGCCAAACACATACCTGCGTGTAATAAGTTTAGACGATATTTGGTTTTGCTTAAACTCAAGTTGTCCTAGTGAGAACGGAAGTCTTGGCCTTTCGTTGACCATATCCAGTGTAGGAATACCAAGAACAACAGCACCATACTCATCGTACTCAAGTTCCTCAGTAAGGAATAACCCCTCGTTAGAGTCTATGATAAACAGTCTTCTTTGAGTGTTAAGTTTTGCAATGGCAAAGTTAAATATGTCTATTCCTGCTGGGTATGTATCAACTGACTCCCAAGCGTTTAGTATAAAGTTGTAGACCAACACGACATTATTCTTCGTTGAATTGTCGATTGGCACAGCCAGATAGTATCTGTTGTTCCAGTATGCGGCAACAGACCTATGAGCGTAGGTCTTGTTTATGCGGAGTATGATGTCGTCTACAGGAGCGGACATCGGCTGTGCGTTGGTCAACAAACGCATAGACTCGTTAGAGCCAACCTGCGTTGGGTTCATCATATACACGCCATAATCAGACAAGAAGATGACACCTCCGTTTGCCTGTACTATGCTCTTCTTGGCGATGCAACCAATATCAGAAACAAGAGTCTTTATAAAACAGGTTGCATCAAGGGCATCTCCAGTTGCATAGCGACCAACACCAATATTCACATAGAATATGCTATTACGCATAAACACAGTGAACTCATTGAGAGTCCAAGGTGCTATGCCAACTACTTGGTCGTTACCACCATTGTTAAATGTGAACGAGTCAAGGACATCCCAGTCGTTGTAGTCTAGATAGTTGCTGACACAAACTGAGTCCCTTCTTCTATTGAGGTTTGCCTCGTTATGGAACATACCTTGGGCAATAAACCTATTGCCATAGTACATCAGGTCAGTGCAACTTGGAAACTCGTGACCTGTGCCAACAGTAGTTGGAAGTGCGATTATAGACAAAGCCATATCCCACATAAGAGGTCTCTTGAGATGTCCTCTTGTGATGAACAACTTGTCCATACCTTGGCATAAGGTACAGCCATCGCTTGTGGTTATTGTTTGTCCAGCAGGAAACGCAACAGGAGCAGAAAGGCCAGATGCGTATGTGTACTTATATAGGTGTGTTTCTGTAACAAACACTATAGTCTCAACACCATTTACATCTACATAAGTTGTGCTTCCGTAGATTTGTGTTCCAGTAAACGCACCTGCAAACAGACGCTCAATGCCTTTTCTTGGTCTGGCTACACCTCTGTCAAATCTGTAGTTCTCAGATTTGCTGACCACGCCAGCAGGTAATGAGGATGGGTTGTCACGACTGTTGAGTCCGACAAATCCAGCATCACCATCCTTGACGAGTTCAACAGGCATTAGGTCTTGAAGAAGGCCGCATATATGCCGCTCAACTTGTCAGACCATCTGACACCGACATAGACACCGCCAAGAAAAGCGATAGAGGATGCAATAAGAGTAATCATATTATTTAATAAACCAAGTGTCTGCGGCAACCTTAATTAAGGTGCTAACGCCATCAAGGAGCGTGTGATTCCCACCTGCCACTCCATTAAGAGAAGCACTACTCATAAAAGCAGTAACAGTAGAATTAGCAGGAGAACAAATAAAGAACCTTGTTCCAATCGGGAACGAATAAGTAGAATCCGAAGGAATGCTAATAGTGTAAAAAGAGGTCAGCACATGAAGAATACGACCATCAGTAGCACCAAGCGTCATGGAACTACTAACAGTTGTAACATTTTCTTGAATTCCGTATGCACCTACTGATGTGCCTCCTCCAGAGCCGTTTTCCATACGCATGGTGTTCGCTGTAGAGTCGTATTTAAACGAGTAGTAGCCAGACCCCATCGAGTAACCATTAAAGTTACCAGTAAGGTCAATGTTAGTTACGGAAGGTGTGGCTGAAAACGAAGTCCAAGCCGCATTCTGTCTAGCGTACAGATTTCCATTTGAAGGAGCATCAGCAATGCCGCCTCCACCTGTGACAACAGCCCAAGCCGCATTCTTGCGGACATACTCAGAGCCGTCAGAAGGAGCATCAACCAGATAAGAACCAATGGGCTGATAGGTGCTGGAGGCTGAAGCCGTAGTTAAATACCCGCTGATACTAGCACCAGCAGGGATGGTCACAACTCCTGTGAATGTCGGACTTGCTTTAGGGGCGTAAGTCGTGCTTGCAGAAGATGTGGTTAAGTACCCGTTGATTGACGCACCAGCAGGAATGGTCACAGTTCCTGTAAAGGTAGGGCTGGCCTTGGGTGCAAACCCCAAACTGACCCAAGTCTGCAAGGCTAAAGTACCAGCGTTTATTTCATCTATCTTTGCTTGAGTGACCTCATTGCCAATCTCAACGACATTGGCAGGAAGCCCTTGGCTAAGGTTTATCGACATAAATTAGACGCTTGCGTGGGCAAGGTGGATTAATGTTGAGGCGGCAGTGGCTCTGACACGGACAGTGCCATTGTAGTTGTCCAGCGATAGCGACCCCAACGGAGCGACCAAGATGCCAGCCGTGGCTGTGTCATCAAAGACGACCTCGATGTTGGCAGTCGTTGACTTGTTCTGAATTATGACAATAACTCGTCTGCTAGGAAGCGTAGGCGGTGTCAAAATAGTAGTATAGGCCGTTCCAATAGTTGAGTCGGCGTGTACAACTCTCCTAATAGCAGGAGTAGAAAATGAAACATATGAAGATGACATTAGGTGTATGGGTTTGTAAAACGAATTTTAGATGATTGGTTCTGTTGTCTTGCGATTTTATCTGCCTCTATAGTAAGCATCTGGTTTGCCTTTGAGTCAAGTCCAGCGGCTTCTTGTAGTTGTCCTTCAGATACCAGCCAGTTTGCGGCGGCTCCCCAAGAACAGTAGTGTGCAAAAATGTAGGGTATTGATATTTTCTGCCACTTGGCTGGATGTGTAAGCGGAGTTTGTCCCGCAGGAACTACAACATCAAGAGCCGTGTAGAAATTACCAGAATGTGGTTTTCCAGAAACTGGAAGATATGTGCCTGTTCCAGAACCAGAGTCAAAGTAGACTTGAGCGTTTTGGTAATAAGGTATCGAGTCATCATATAATTCTCCTGTGAATACAGGGCATTTAGTCCTATAATGAAACCATCCATTATCTAAGACCTTGCTCCTAATGATAACTTTTGCAGTAGTTCCGTCGTCATAAAGTTCATACAAACAGTCAGTTAACCTTGTGGTAGCCTGTGGGTGTTTGTTGAAAACGCCAAGTACCTCTCCAGCATCAGCAGGAAGCGTAAATGATATTACATTGTTAGCATCTATGCTTGTATTGAACTGTGCTATTCTGCAAATGTCGGGCCACTCATCCTGCTCCCACGCCTCTCTAAGCCGTGCAGTTATGAAATCTCTGAACTGTGCAAAGGTCTCATCCGTGATGTTATGCCTGTCATTGCCACTGTATTGAATTGCTTCAAACAGTATCTGAGAAAAGTCTGCTGTACGCATTATACTTGGTAACCGTCTGCTGTGAAGATAGTTCCTTGAACTACCGTCTTCTTACAATAATTGCGAACAGCGAGTTCGGGGTTGTCACGCAGGAATTCTCGCAGAAACTGCTTATCCTTCCAACATTCATATCCTAATCGCTGTCCCCAATAGTGATAGGCATCAGCAGGAATTTCAGCAACCTTCCTGCCTAAACCTTTGACATCGTTGGCCTCGTGGGTATGCCCAAAATAGCCAATCTTTTTCGCTTCTGCCCTAGCGATAGACTCCCGCATTCGCCAGCCGTTGACGAGTTCTCTTTCCATATCCTTGTGGAGATGGGCAGGGATTAACTCAACCAACGACTGGACAAAAGGGTCAGCCATCAATTAGGAGGTGAAGTCGAACTTGGCGAGACCGAGGGGGTTCTTGACGATGCAAGTAGCGATAGCCTCGACCATTCGGGCAGGGCCACCACCGTTGTCCGTCAGTTCCTTGACCTGTGCGATGTTGCCACCGTAGCCAACGCCAACCAAGTCCCAATTCAGCAGGTAACCGCAGAAGTTGTTCTTAAGGAAGAGCGATGTGTGGATACGGATTGAGCCGAAGTCACCTTCAAAGACATCGATGCTGGACTTGTACACGCTCTGTTCCGATTCTCTGTTAAGAGTGCGGATGACTGAGGCCGTGCTAGTGTTGGCATTCTGTCTGGTTGTGTAGGTGAGGGCGGTGAACGCCTGTTTCAGTTTGTAGCCACCAAGGAGGTCAAACTCCTGTGTTCTACCAGTCTGTTCAAAGACGGAGGCCAGAATATTCTGGACAACGAGTTCGTCGAGGGCGGCAGTACCGACAGCCGAGATACTGGTGGTCGGAGTGCGGAAAGCAGACGGAACAGGGAGATAGGCATCACCTGTGAAGTCATTCTTAATCCACGAGTCGAGACCACGAGTAGCGTAGCCTTGGGAAGCACCATCGTCAGCCTTAGGAAGGTTAGCGGAGCAGATGGTCTTCTCCATCTTACGCTTCAGGGTTTCGGTAGCCTTGGCGACATTGTTCGACAGTTCTGAACGGACACCAGCAACCACAGCAATGTCAGTTGTCAGAGGAGACACACGAGTGCTTTCTCTGAAAATCTGGATGTGGTTGGACAGTTCGTAGCGGTACTGGGTAGCACCATCCTTGACATAGTTCTTGATGCTTGCACCATTCGGGTCAACATCCGTACCGTCAACGATGCCAGCCTGTTCGGCTGAAACGGAGGGGAGGGAGTCAACCTGCCAACGGAACAGGGTGTTGCCAGGTTTAGCAACTTTCGGAGCCATTGAGGTGAACGGAGTGGATTTAGCATCCACGAGTGAGATGGTATCAGCGAGGGCTTCCCGCTTACCAGAGACGATATTTCTTTCTGTAAGACTTGCCATAGTAGTATAGGTTTAGTCGAGGAATTTGTCCATAACTCTTGCAAGGTCATCAGTTCTTCCTGTCTTGGAGAACTTGGCGAAAGCGTTCTGACTACGGACTTCCTCTTTTTTTGTAGTCGGGGCTACGCCGCTGGAACGAGGCTGAACAGGTGCTTTGACGATGGGCTTTTGACCAGCCATCGCCGCTTCTCGGGCTTTAACGCCTCTGATGTAGTCACCAATAACCATCTTGTAGTCTGGGAATTTCTTGATGTTGGGGAACGCAGAGACAAACTGCTCTGCAATCTGACGCTCTTTAGCCGTCTTGTCCTTCCACCACGGATATTCCTTTGTTGCAATCTGGTCGATTTGGTCTCTTGCTTGGATATACTGGTAACGCTTTGGAAGACCTTCTTCAAGTGCCTTCATTGCATTCACCTTAATCTGCCTAATCTTGGCAGGGTCGTAGTATATTTCCTCGCCCTTCTCGTTAGTTTGCGTAAAACCTTCTGCGTTTTCCTCTGCCCAATTCCGAACCGACCTTGCTTGGGCAATCTCTGCCTCAATTTCTGCAATCGTGTTCAAGTTTGAGAAGGGTTCGTCAGATGTTTCTGGCTCTCTACGAGTAGGAGTAACATTTTTCAAAGCCTCGACTTCTTCTTTCAGTTTTTCGATTTCCGCTTCCGCTTCTTTTCGCTTTGCTGTCAGTTTGTCGATTCTCTTCTGAACGCCACGAGAAACTTCCTCTTGCTCTTCCTCGGACTGTGTATGAACCTCTTTGCCATCGTCATCAGTTTCAGTGTTCTCTGTGGACTCACCGTCTGACTGCTGGTCTTGTGGCTGATTACTATCGGCTTCGCCACCATCCGTCTGTTCTTCAGCAACATCATCGAACAGAATTTTGTTTAACCTGCTGTTTATATCAGCAGATGTAGGATAGTTGCTATCCTGCGTACTGGTTTCGCTGTTGTCAGCGATGGGTGCGTCCGCTTCTCCATTTGTGGGGTCTATGTTATTCATTAGAGTAAGGTCTAAAGTGCCTTTTTTTTTGCAGGGTTTCTTAGCCACCCAGAAACTATATCCTACTTTACACCCTTTTTACAGATGTCAAGAGAAAGTAAATTATTCTGTTGTTAGGCCAGCCTTAATCCGAGCGGTCTTACGCTCTTCAAGCAACAAAGCCTTAAAATTATTAAGAGAGTCAGCACGACCACACTGATGTATACGATTTTCTCCAGTAAATTCTGGAGATATGGCTCTTTCAGTTTCGGCTTTTATGTTAAGGTCTAGTATGTAGATAATGTGTTCCCACAATCTATTGTTTTCGGAAAAACCAAAAACGCTAACATCGTAATCAGTATCCTTCATTTTGTGCTGGAGTTTGCTGTTCTTGTGCCATCTTCTCAGCAACTGGTGAAACACCAATTCTGCCTATTTGTTTGTTCTGCTGTTGCATTACAGACATTTGGAGGTTCTTCACATAGTTCTGCAACAACATTGTAAACACAGGGTCGGCTTGCTGTGCCTGTTGAGCCTTCGGGTTCTTAGATATAATATCCTGCAGGTACATCATCTTAGTCTGTGCAGTTGGGTCGTTTTCAACATAACTTGCCTCGTTACCCAACATCATCATGCCTATTTCTGTCTGTACATCCTTATACAACTTCTGACTGGCTGACGCTTGGTCAGTAACAACAGCCTTGGCGATGTCAGATGAGACAGCCTCAACGGACAACTTCACCATAGCGTTTCTATCGATTATGCCACCTGTATCCTGCGGAAGAATATACTGATTGATGGCCTGTAACTTCTCAAGCACAAGGTCGCTGTACAGGTTTCTGACATCAAACTTAACTTCAAAATCGTACTGGTTATTGATGTCTTCAATATTCTTTGGCGTTGGCAACCCGCAGATACGCTCAATCTCAACGCTATCCATATACTGCAGTGTCAACTGCAACATCTGTGTGTAAATCTCAGACCACGCAGTAAGCCAGTTATCAACAGAATTTTGTTGCAACATCTGAGACAGTGCAGGAGGTGTCTCTTCTCTGGTAAGGCCAAAGTAACCAGATGCATCTTTTTCAATCTGTGACACAACAAACTCTGCAATCTGTGGAGAACCCTTAGGCGGCTCCATCCACTTGAAGTCAGAGTTGACATCCGAAACAGGGAGTAACATCGCTGGCCCGATACGACCAGTACCTCCAACACGCCTCTTGTACATCAATGGCGGGACTGTTTCAAACGCAGTGCGGTCTCTCATTGCATCCCTCTGTGCCTTCAATTCCGCTTGGTCGGTAGAAAGGATATCTGTGATACCACGGCTTTCATAGATGGCCTTTCTGATATACTCCCTGCGAAGCACTACAAATGGATACTTTCCGTGGGAGTACCCTAATTTTCCGTGCTTCAAATATGTCCTATCGCTGGCATTAGGAGAGAACACCGTGTAATAGACGCACGGAACTCCATCCTCGTTTATCTGCCTGTAATAGGCGTAACAAATTTCAATAAGATTGTTAGTTCTAAGACGATAGTCTTGATTGAGCCTATTTGTAGGGATTATGTTCGGGTCTCTGTACCAAGTAAACATACCCTTTGTTTTGATGGCCTCTTCTATACCTTCTGCATCCCACTCATCGTTCCTTTCCATAGCACGAACCTCCAACTCTGTCATAAACACTTTTCGGAATACGACTCTGGCTTTCTGCAATTCTATGGTCTCTGGGGGGAATGTGATTTCATCGTACGGCTTGAGTGATGTTACCTGCGGAAGATTTTTCAATACTGTCTCACTGTATATTTTTGTGTAGCCTTGCGTTCTCAAATCTACGACTATCTTTCTAACCTGTTTCTCACTAAAGTCTGGCTTGACGCTAGATATAATAGAGACAGCCAAATCCTCCTTTTCCTTGTCTATGACAAACTCCGCTATACCTGCCACAGGTGAGTTGGGATTTTGCTGTGACATTTCAGCCGCCAGATTAACCAAGTCAGAAAGAGTAAACTTTGTTTCCTGTATACCCATCTCCTGCTCCCAACCTATGTGAACCACGCCCCATCCGTATTGATTGGTATACTGAGCAAACAGTTCTGCTTCCCTACGCATTTCCTGCTTCATTCTACCTGCAGTCACATACTCAAGCAGTGTAGACATAGAACTGGCGTTCTGTCCGTCATCGATTGTTCTTCCGCTGACACCAAGTTTTGAACCCTTCAATGAATTCATCCAAAGAGCAACCTGTTCATTGATTACCCTATCAATCAACCTAATTCTTGAGTCTGAAGCACCTTCAAACGGCAAAGCAGGGTCATCTTCATCCCGATTTTCGGAAAATTTTTTCCCGTCAGAAGTCTGTCCGTTCCATCTGCAAAAACGAATATCGTCATTGTCGTTCAGTTCTGTCGTATTAGCACCAAAAAGATAGGAACGACTAAGTTCCTTTACCAACTCTGGAACATTGGGTTTTTCTGACTCAAGCAACAGCGGGTCTTGAGTTTCGCTTAATTCGTGGCTTAAACTTTCGTAATCGTCCATTAGTATGAGAAGGGAATATTGTTAGGTTGAGTTTTTGTATCTAAAAATTCTGGTTGCATTACAACCAAATACCGCAAGCAGTCAATTGGGTCTTTTGTAGAACCCTTGTCTCCATCTGCTCCTGTCCACTCTTTAAGGCAGTAAATCAGATTTTTGCAATTCTTTGATATATATAGTTTTGGCTGGTTTAACGGAGACACAGGTTGTGAGTAGTCGTACGCAAAAAGGTCATTTATAATAGCAACACCCTGTTCTATTGCAACACCAGCCGCTGGTGAAAAGAACATAGGTTCATCTCCACTATCAAGTAATTCGATTACTGATGTTCCGCCATCTCTACCAACTGCCTGTGTAGCCCCAGCACGAGGGTCAATGTATCTGTCAACTATCTCTTCCTTTCCGTCAGACTCTAATTTTCTCATAAGTCGTTTATAATCATCTATTCCCATACCAGCACCGTTTCTTTGTGCCATACCTTCCTTGCCGTCTGGTTTTTCGCTTGGTAAAGCCCACTCACCATATGATATGTCTGGAAATTCCCTATATATATACAAATTGCCGTCTTCACACTTCCTACCCCATAGCATAAACCAGTTTCTTGCACCAGCAGGGTCTGTTACCATATAATTAGAACCTTCTTCTGGTATGCAGGAATGGTCAACTATATGTATTTCTCCAAATCGTGGGAATTGAGTGCCTACAGTATTGTCAGCCCATCCGTATGCTCTGATTTTTTTCTCGTACAGATTTTTTCCGTCCAAAGTCTTAACAAGTTCATCAAACGGATTATATGGGTTAAGTTGTGAGTGAAACCATATGACTGACGCATTGCCTCTATGGGAATCTGCGGTAAACGGCATATGGCCTTTTGGAATTCCTCCTACATAGTTGATGTTGTCTTCAAGAATGCTGGCTTTTAGAGATTTTTTGAACGAACATCCAGCCACAAAGTCTTTGACGACCTGTGAATAGCCAGCGATAGGAGTAAATGTTATGACAAGTTTGCCTCTTCTTGTGACAAGTCGATACCTCAAAGTCTCTACCCAGTCCATAGGCACAAGTTCATCGCACCATATAAGGTCGCACTCACCACCTTCAATGACATCACGCTTCTGTGCGTAATTCATAAAGACACACTGAGAACCGTTTGGCAAAATAAACGACTCCTCTGAAAATCCGTTCTTCTGAGAATATGCTATATTGGTAACTTTGGTCTTTTTGCAATTTTTTAATTCTGGAGGCATATACTTCCAGACTACATTCTGTTGCATCTGGATGCTGGATTTCTGAGTTGTATGCAGACACCAAACCATCGCCTTTTCTTTGCTAATAAGCGTCTGAATTACACGCTTTGCCATCCATTCCGTCTTTCCAGCACGATTTCCACCTAGAACTAGCAGTTCTTGTTTGTCCTTTATAAGCCCATCTGCCTCTTTCCAATGGTCTGGTTCAAAACCGTGACGATATGGGTCGAGTTGTTCTGCCAGTATTTTGTCTTCTCTTAGTTCAAGAATTTCTGCCGTCTTGTCTATACCAAGACGCTCCACCAGCATCTTGATGTCTGGCATCTTGATGACTGGATGTGGCGTAGGCTTGAAAGAAGAAAAGTCGCTCACTTATCCATTACGAATTGAGGCTCGCCGTTAGTGTAAACCCATCTTCCTCTGGACTGAAGGTCAGAACCTTTTCCAAGTTCTGCAACAGGGCCGATACCAGTAAATCTTGTGAACGGAACTCCAAGTTCGACAACAGTTTTAACTGGGTCGTTAATGGCGTTCATTGCGTAAGCACCAACACCAAGCGTCTTGACTGTAGGACTGACATAAGGAGCAACCGCCCTAGCAGAAGTGCCAACCCAACTCGGTGTTTTGTCAGCGATGTAACCGCCAACGCTCTTCGTACCAGAGGCAAGACCTCTGAGAAGTCTTGCAGTTCTTCTTTCTGGGTCTGCTGGCAAATCAACAGCACTAACGCTTGTCGTTGGAAGTTCTCCTTTTGCGATATCAGCCGCTGACACGATAAATGTCTGTCTTGTAGGCATCCCGCCGCTAAGTCTTTCGCCTTCCATAGTAGGAACAGTCTTTATGCCTCTAACCTCAAACAATGGAGTTGTCGCTCTTTGCTTAAAATTATCTGGCTGTGCCATCCAACTAGCCATATCTGACATCGTAATTTTCAAAGCCTGTTTCCACGGCGGCATACTTTCAGACATTCTTACAAGACCTTCACCTGTACCACCAACAGGAACAACCATAGGAGGTCTGAACCTAGTAGTACCTGTACCCTTCTTGGTAGTTGCTGGCTCTGTATATTTACCGCCTTGATTTATTCTGAACCCTTCTTTTTCAAACGGCTGTGTACCTACTGGTTGTCCTGTCTTTGCATTTCTAGCGGCTGGCTTTGTCAACTTTGTCATTACCTCCTCTTCTTTGGCAATAGCCTGTTTCACTGCTTTCAAATTGCTTAAATAGTTCGCTATTTGAACACCAGTATAAGTTGCGGCTATCCCTTTGGCAACAGTAGGAGGAAGCCAATAACCTCTATCCCATTCAGACTTAGCGGCAGAAATAGGGTTCTTTGTAGAAGTGTCAGCCTGTGACATCTCCTGCTTACCTTGAGCAAAAAGTTGATTTATATCATTTGTTTCGTCCATAATTTTTTAGTCCTGTCCTATAGGCGTGAATTGTGTTTTCGCTAGGTGTGCATGGTTCAAGGTTAGAAACGCAGTTGTTTTGTTTGTTTCCGTCTTTGTGGTTAATCTGCAACTCTGTAAGCGAATGTTCGTTCCAGTATATCAGTCCAAATGTAATAGCAACCAACTTGTGTGCATTTACGCTTACCCTAAACCCATCGTTGTATAACTTGAACTGCAAATACCCCTTGGTAGTTTCAGTAGGCTTGATAATCCTCTCAGAAAGGCTTCTGCCGTCACTTGTTACCTTGGGGCAAGCCCTTAGTCGTCCGTGGCTTGAAACCTCGTACAAGCCCTTGAATTGCTCGATTGGCACTGGCTTCCATTCTTCTTCCGTGTTCATTCCCTTTAATAAGGACTAACGCTATTAAAGCGAAAGCCGTTTGGCGTTAATAAGGTGGAGCCGCAGGTCGGATTTGAACCGACAACCAACTGTTTACAAAACAGTCGTTCTACCATTGAACTACAACGGCGTTGTCTTTGCGATGCGTCAGCATCGCATCGTTTTTTCGTTACCAAGCCTTGCAAGACCAATATCTTGCAGAAGTTTTGTCTTTTGCCGTGGCACACTTGTGTCTGGCACGGAAAGATTTGCGTCTGGCGGGGATGTTTTTCTTAATGCTCATATTCGGGTCACCGAAACGAACAATTTTTGCCTTACCTCCCTTGCCAGCGACATAGACGGCTGACTTCTTCGGGCCGCTCGGAGTACGAAACGGTCTATTGAGTGTAACTTTTTTACCTTTGTATGTAGCCATTATTGCTTCTTGCAGTCGCAGTTGCAGTTTTTCTTAGACTTTTTCTTGTGTTCACCCGCTTCTGACATCTCCTGCTTCTCATAAGCAGGTACGCCAAGCGATTTGTGAAGTTCTTTATTTGAGTCTGAGAATTTGGTCTTGGGCTTTTTCATAAGATTTAAAATACGGTAATCTGACAGTATGCTTCAATGACTTTGAATCAACAACGACATATGAATGTTTTGGATAGTTTCTACTATCTCTGCATCTTGTCAAGACTTTAAAGCCAGTTTCGTGTTCTACCATCAGACAAGTATTGTTTTTATAGTTGTTGTTAACCACCTTGCCGACCCAATTGGTGTTTTGTACAGACTTATCAAACTGACCCTTGGTCATTAATGTCCAAGGCTTGGACTCTCGCTCCATTTCCTGCCACTGTTGCTTAGTTTCTAAATAATATTTAAGGTATACTAGCCCAGAGTCAGTCCAATACACCGTCCGCAGATGCTCGGGCTTATTAGAGTCCTCTCTGTACCACAAAATACCTAAATCGTGCTTGTCACGGATGACATTGCGTATGGTCTTCAACTCATCCCTGCTCAAATTCAATTGAACAGCCAAATCCTTCTCCTTTGTGTCCATATATCGACCAAAACCAAAGAAATCGATATGTCAACCCTATTATGTATACTCTATTCTATCTACTATACTATATGGGTGAAATTCATTGCACCCACCTAGGGAAATCTATTGCACCCCCCTAGGAAATACATTTCACCCCCCCCTTTTAGCACAAAAACATACAAAAAACCGAATTTCATCAGTTCTACCTTGACAAGTTCACTATAAAACCCCCTAATAACCCCCGCCTGTGACAACTTGATATTGCCTTTTGCCCTAAATAGTGTGCAAGTGTATCCGTTGCAGAGTGCTGATAAAGAAGCGGATTGGCGTCCCCCCCGCCCGTAGGCGAGAGGAACGCTTTCTCCGTGATGCCGTGACTGCCGTGACGCATTCACTTGCCGTGAAGCACTCGCACAGCGGCGAGCATCATCAGCAGCAGGATGAAGGCGGTCACTTGGTCTTGATGAACGGCGTGATGAGACCCTGCAGGTCGGCGATGTTCCGCACGGTCTTCATCGAGGCGACGGCGGCCTTGATGAGTTTGTCGGCGTTGACCTTGGACTTGCCGCCAGCGGTGACGATGGCGAGGGCCGAACCGTACGCACGACCGTGACCGCCTTCGGTGGCGGCGGCCTTGGCATCCTTGGCGACCTGCACCAGCGTCTCGACCGCCGTGGCGTTGGCGGCGAGCCACGCGAGGGCGTGACCGAGTTCGACCTTGGTCGAGTCGAGGCGACCGTCAGCGTTCTCGAACGCCTTGGTCTTGGTGCGGAGGTTGCGGGTGATGGAGGCGAACTCCGTGGCGGTGACCTTGCGGTCGTTCTTCTTCTGGCTCATGTTGTTTGTGTGGGTGAGGAGACTCGCAGAGGGGCGACCAGAGTGGCCGCTTGTCCTCGCTCATCCCCTACACTTTAATTATAGCACCCTTTCTGGGTGGGTCTTGGGAAGGTAGGAGGCGGCCCTGTCGCCAGAGCCGCCCGATGCAAGTTTCCGCTCTGAAACCTGACCGCAGAGCGTGACTTTTATCGTATTTTTATTTCCTGTTCATCGTGCGTATTACAGCCACGGCGAATAGCAGGGCGAATGCTACTTCGATGGGTGACGGCATAGCGGCACACGGACAGACAGCCGACTGATGTCATCCTTTTCGGCTCGTTTGATGAAGCACCTGTTGTAGTATGCATCCCACTTGGTGCGGGTGAGGTGGGATACATTGGTTGTAAGACCCCAATAGGTGATGACATCAGCCAGTTGCAGTCTGTATGCAACTTCACCCTCATAGATATGAGGGCTGGTATGGAACAGGTCGATGAGTGCGATGCGTCTGGCACACTCAATCAACTTGTCGTCAGTCATCTGACCAGTTAGGTCGTGCTGGAGCACCATCTGATAATAGACAAACGACTCGGCACGAGGATGCCAGTACAGTTTGCCATCGTCTTTGGTGTACTCGATGAGGGAGCGGTCGACACCCTTGGCGAACTCAAAGTTGAGGGGCATAGGAGTATTACCACCAGCAATGGTAGTAGATTTCGTAGCCCTCGTCCAAGAGGTGCAGGGATTGTCTGATGAAGTCCTTGTCGTTGGCGATGTCTTCCTCTTGGGTCTGACCCCAGAAGAAACCTTCGCCACGCTCCGCATAGCCGTTGTTCTCGTCGAGATGATTCTGCAAGGCGAGCAGGTCGTCTTTGACAAGCACGAGCGGGATGCAGTTGAAGACATCCAGACCACCCTTGCGTTGATAGAGGTCGGTCATCCACTTGTTGAGGTCGGCGTGTTTACGCCAGTACTGAATGTGGATACGACCGTCCTCCAGTTGAGCGAGTTCCTCATCGGTCAGTTCTCGCTCCGTGATGTGTGACAGGTGGGCAACCTTCGGTTCGACAGCCCAAGCGTTCTGGTCTAGTCCCATAGGGAAAAGAGCGGGACGCACCACCTTGCGATGATGCGTCCCTTGCTCGTTAGTTATGAGACGCTGGGGTCACCAGCGACAGGTACTCGTTCTCGTTGACGGACGCACCTCGGATGGCGGACAGGATGTTGTGTCCAGTCCTCTGTGTCATCTCGTACTTGCCAACACCGTAGTTGTGCGTGAGCACTTGGGTGTGGGCATTGTAGAAGTTCCACAGGTTGCGAGCCTCGTCCTCACGATAGGTCGGGTTAGCCCAGACATCGGTGACGCTCTTGGCGAAACGCTCGGCATAGATGCCACGCTTCGTGAGGTTATCGATGATGGTGTAGCCTTCCTGTTGGCTGATGCTGGTGTTGGCGAGCCTGTTCCAGACACCGTTCAACTCGCTCCACTCCTGCATAGCCTGTTGCAGGACATTCGTCACGAACTGCGGCGACACATTGGTGGTGTGTCGGACAGACATCGACAAGTCCTGTCGGAACGAGGTCATACCGTTGGTGCAGACGAGACGGACAGCACCGACGCTGATGCTCGACTTGCTAGTGCCATCGAACGAGTTACGAGCGATGATACGCAAGGCAACCGTGTCACCCTTGGCAGGTTGAGCGGTGCGAGTGTTGAACTCGTACTCGATATGCGAGCGAGCACCCCAGCGAGTCACGATGGACTCACGGTCGGTGAACTCCATACCAAGAGCCTTGAAGCCGCCTTCGACAGCATTGGTGAAGTCGGCATTCTGCACGATGCCGTAGCGGTCAGAGGTGACACCGATGATGACACCAGTATCAGTTCGCTGGTTACCCCAAGCGTTTGCAGGCTTGCCGTCCGCTGTGTAGAGCGGGACGGACTTGACTGCGTATGCGTGGGCTTCTGAGCCAGAAGAAACCTTCTGGCCGTAGGAGCGAGCGACTTGCGTCTCGCTCTCGTATTGCTGACGGATGATGGAGAGGTCAGCACTCTCGATGTCGTGAGACATATGTTTTTTTTGGGTTGGTTTCGGGGCTACTTGCGGGATTGCTTTCGCCCCAAAGGGTTAGAGGTTAGGAGGACAGGTGTTTGGACTTGGCCTCAAGGATAGCGTCTTCGTTCCAAGTAGGAGTGATACCTTCTGGCGGCCTGTAAGAGCCGTCATTAGCCATCACATCCTCAAGCCAACGCATACCCCAGTTGAGGCGGGGGACTGCGAACTTGGGAATGTCTTCGCTGTGGATGTAGAACAGGAGGTCAGTCCTGTCGCTGTTGATGCGGTGCTCGCCAATCAACTTGATGCGAACATCAAAGTTTTCGGTGGCGAAATCCTGCAAGTCCTGCTCGGTGTTGTCTCCGAACAGCGTGTGAGGCCACACCACCACCTGCGTGAAGGCGTTAGACATTGCGGTCGTCCTCGCTCTTGGTGTTGGTGATTTCCTCGTACGAGGCTCGCACCATTTCCGTGATGACGGACTTGACGCAATGTGCGACAAGGTTGTGAAACCAGATGTCGAACTCGGGGCCGAACCTTTCGTTCAGCCTGTTGCCCAACATCTCATCCAACTTGGCGACGATGGCATCGTCAATTGCGTTGGAGTAGTTGCCTTCCTCGTTGTTGCGTACGGAGGTGAGCGTGTCCTTGAAGATGCGGGTCACATCCTCACGCATCTTCTGCTCAAACCAATCACGCTTGAGTTCGCCGATGACCATATCGGACAAATCCTCACGAGTGACGAGGTCATCGTCAGACATATGCTCCGACTTGAGCATCACATCATCGAGGTCGATGTCGTGATTGGTGACGAGTTCGTTGTCGGACACGATGGTATCCCAGTCGAGTTTCTCGGCGACCTTCTCGGCGACTTTGTCCCAATCGATGGAGTCACGCAGGGTGTAGTCCCAGTCTTGGTTGTTCATCCAAGAGTCACAGGCATCATCGATGAGACTGCCGTTGTTGATGCACGACTCGACAGCGTCATCGAGGTCGTTGGTCTTGACGAAGTCGAGGTCGTCAGCCCAGTTGGCAAGCCACACCATCACGCTCTTGGAGATGAGCGTGTCGAGGTGTTGCTTGAGCAACACGCTGTCTGGCGTGATGCTGACTTCGTGCATAGACAGCATCGTGTTGAGACGAGTGACCTCGTGCTCGAGATGCTGGAGACGCATCTCCGTATCCGTTTGGGGAGCGGGAGAGAACATCTTGATGAAGTTGCTGATGAAGCAACGGATTGCGGTGAACATAGTTGTATTGTATGTTGGTTGTTGGTTGGTGGTTAGTGATTCGGGTGTTACTTGCCTGTTGGTTTGTATCGGCTTTCACACCCTATCACGACAGGGATGACTCTACTGTTTCGTGGAGTCGGGTTTGGTGATGAACTCAAGGATGAGTTCACACACGCTGGAGCACATCGGGATGCGGTGCTTCCTGCAGTACGCCTTGAACGCCGTGTGGAGTTCCAGCGGCATAAGCATAGACCAAGTGCGGAGACCGTTGCGGTCTCGGTACTGCTCTACGGCCTGTGTGCTCGCCTTCTTCTTGCGGCGTTCTTCCCAGTACTTCTTGAGACCTTCCTTCCGCTTCGATTCAAACAGCGGGTCGCCGTTGATGATGCGGATTTGGTTGGCCTTGAACTTCTCAGCAACGCTTTGGGCGTTGTGAGTTACGGAGGTGACCTTCTTGGACACCTTGGTGCTCGACTTGACCTTGTTCGCATCGAGAGCCGAGTCGAGTCGGGTCTTGATGCTAACCCAGTTGGTTTTGGTCGTACTGGGAACGACGGGCTTACGCATTAGCGTTATCTTTTTTCTCTTGGGGTTTGGTATCCGCAGAAGAGTCGTTCTCCTGCGAAAGTAAAAATGAGAGGAGCATTTCTTCGTGCTCTTCTTCCCACGAGGACAGTCGGCTCTTCACGACTGCACTCCCTTCTGCACGAACGATTGTTCGTGTGCGATGACTCCGACCGCTTTGCCTTTGGCACGGAGTCCGATGATGTAGCCTCTGCCTAGCACAGGCTGGTTGAGGAAACGCAGGTCGTGCGTGTCACCGTCAACGACTTCGACACCCCAATGGTAATCGGGCAACGGCTGATTGCGTTTGGTGTCGAACACGACAGCGACATTCACTCCGTTGTCCAAGCACCACATCGCATTGTTGGTGTCGCCACCGCCATACGAATAGGTGAGGTGATAGTGGAGAGGAAGTTTGTTGTACTTCCAGTCGATGATGCGTTTCAAGTCCTTCGTGTAGTCGTAGAACTGGATGTCTGGATGCTTGTGCATCACGGACTGGATGTGCTCGTTCCACAGGTCGCTCGTGCCGTTGATGCGACAGGCGGGACGCAACTTACGCTTGAGGCGATGTTGCATTCTGTAGGTTAGGTTCTCGTGCGACAGGAGTTCCTTGTGAACCTTGTGCCAGAACTCTTCGGGGCGAGCGTTCATCCAGCGAGTCTTGCGGATGCGAGACTCTTGGATGTTCTTGAACACGCCACCAAGGCCAGCGGTGTTGAGGCACAACGCACGGCAAGTCGGCGTGGATTGCGGGCAGACATCGATGCCGTTGCCAGCGACCTTGCTGGGAGCAAGGTAAAGGATGGCAGTACGCCATCCGAACGCCTCGCCCTTGTGGGTCTTGGCGTTGGAGTAGTTGAACAGGGGGGACATAGAGGTATGTAGTTTGGAGGTGTGGAGACATCGCACCCACGGTTGTCAGCCGTGGATGCAACGCTCGTTAGGTTCAGTAGTTCTTGGTGTCGTTGTCCTTCTTGGTGTCGATGTACTTGACGCAACCGAACTGGTTGACCTCGTTGACATCGGCGACCGTGCTGGACTCCTCGACGACAGGGTCGTCGTTGGAGCACGACTCGGTGCGGAACTCCGTGATGCCGACCTCCAACTGGCGGTTGAAGTCCAGCGTGAAGGCATCGCCCATCTTGCGGGTCTCCTCGTTCTGCTCGTCCGACTTGAGACGCTTGAAGCCAGACGAGTGGATACCGTACGCTTTGGCGAACAGGCTCGGGAGCACCTTGAGGAACTCGTATGCGGCGAGGCGGGCGAGTTCTTGCTTGGTGATGTCGAAGCGATGCATCCAGTCACCCGACTCCTTCGTGGTCACGAAGATGCTGGTGAAGATGAAATCGCTGTGCTTGTTCGCCACATCGAGGGCGGCCTTGACGAACATCAGGTTACCTTCGTAGGTGCTGATGTTGGCGTACGGAGCGGTGTGAGTCCAGACGCAGGACGAGACGACCTCGACCTTGACGGCGTTCTGGAGGGTGAGCGTGAGCGACTTGATGTTGCTCATAGGTTTTGGGTTCACGGTACTACACTCTGCATAGACCACCGTGCGTACGATGTGTTGGTTAGTACGCACAGCAGTTCCTGCCGCACGACTACATTGTCGTACGCTTGCGGCCTAGTGGCACAGGGGCAGGGCTGTTCCCGCTTACTTATATTTTACCACGAAAGTCTGATGGGTATGGGGTATGGACACGGACACCTAACGCCCACGACTACCTGCCACCAACTACTATACTGACACCTTACCCCAGCGTGACCTTTTTGGGAATTTAATTTTTCGGCGGTTTTTCAGAGGGTATATCTATGACCTCACCGCTGATGAGCCTGTTGATGTCCTCGTGCCTCACTTTTAGGCGATGTTCAGTGACAACGACAGGCTGGTCGTTAAGTGTCTGAACTTTGTCAATGAGGATAGCCAGAGCGAGGGGCATCTGTGTGATTGGTAATTTATCAATCTCACTATCAAGTCTGTGAGCACCTTTCAGAATAATGGACTTAAACAGTTCGCTGGTCTTTTTTTTGTAAGTGCCTAAATCGATATCTTTGTCTCCCATTTCTTGCCGAACAGCCACCACGGTGTGGGATGACACCCCTACTTTGTCTTCTATGTCCCTCTGGGTGTGACCCTGTTCGGTTAGCCAAACTATCTCCTGTTTTTTTTCTGGACTGATTTTAGAAAGTGTGATAGCCTTCTGGTCGTTCTTGACCCTTTCATATTTAGACTCTGATTCCATATAATATAATTATGTTAAACTTGCCCTTAAGTCAATGCTGGTTGGAAGTTCCTATAGAGCCTCCTACATCTACGCATCAAGCGAACCTTAGGGTATTAAAAACCAGAGACGGCAGGTTGTTTGTTGGTAAGATGAAAAAGAACAAGGTAACTGAGTGGTCTAACCTGTTCTCCAGATACATACCAAAACTTGATAAGCCGATTGATACCCCAGTAAGGGTCTACATTAGGCTTTATTATACTCCACCCAAGTACCTTTTACCAAAGATTAACAAGTGTAAAATACTTGTAAAAACGACTAAACCCGATGTGGACAATGTTGTCAAGGCTATTTTGGACGAGTTTACAAAGATGCAATATTGGGTTGACGACAGCCAAGTGTGGGCCATAACCGTTGAGAAGTACTGGGCGGCTCGACCAAGAGTCGCCGTGTACATAGACCAAAACCACCAACCAACAACCAATGAGTAAGTCCCTAGTATGCACTATGACGGAGAGCGAGTACCGCTCTCTTCCCGCCTTGAATGCTTCCCGCTTCAAGGCGTTCCACCGCTCGCCCTATCACTTCTTTAACCAGAAGGATATCGAGACCTCCGAGGCTATGAAGATTGGCACTGCCGTCCACACAGCCCTGCTAGAACCCAGAAACTACTCGTCCGAAATCGGCTACCTGCCCGATGTGGACGGACGCACGACTGAAGGCAAGGCCATCAAGAAGGCGTTTGAAGAGAAGTACGCTGGCAAGACCATTCTAAAGGCCGCATCCGAGGCCATCGTGGAGCGAGCGGTCATCGCCTGTGATTACAGCAATCCGTGGAAGGCCATTAAAGCCACGCCCAGTATGCGGTACGAGCAGGTGCTGATGTGCGACTTAGAAGGCGTTGACTGCAAGGCTAGGCTCGACCTGCTGGATGTTGAGAACGGCATCATCAGAGACATCAAAACCTGTGACGATGCCAGCATCGAGCGGTTCAAGTATACCGTGAAGGACAGACTGTACTGGCTACAGGCAGGGTTCTACTGTCTGATGGCTGAGAAGGTGTTCGACAAGAAGTTCCAGTTTGAATTCATCGCCGTTGAGACGAGCGAGCCTAGTGCCGCCTTGTTCCACCCTGTGGACGAGCAGGAACTTGACAGATGGAAGGCTCTTGTCAGCATCGATATTATGAAGTACAAAGACTGCCTTGAGGCAGATACTTGGCCTATGCCCACCAGCGGTGTCATCAAAGACCTAAACATCAAGTGAGCAAGCCCACATTCACAGGGGTCTGGATACCAGCAGAGGTACTCCAGTTGAACACCCTTTCCATCACTGATAAGGTAGTGTACGGCATCATCAACTCATTGGACAACGAGGATGGGTGCTATGCCTCAAACGGCTATCTGGCTACCACGCTAGACCTGTCTGAGAGGCAGATTAAGAACATCATCAAGACCCTGTGCGACTACAACCTAGTCGTAAGGGTCGAGGTGGATGGACGCAGGATACTGCGTACCGTGGAGAAACAGGCTCTTGTCCGTGCAACGGATTTCACCTCCCTAGGGAAATCTGTTTCCCCCAAGGGGGGAAATAAACTTCCCCCATATAGTAAAGAGGATAACAAAGAGGATATAAATAAGGATGTCCTGCCATATGGTGAGGCTTTCAAGGCTCAATGGGAGCAATGGGTGACATACAGGAAGCAGACCAAGAAGCCTCTAACAGCCATCACCAAGGTCGAGCAGTTGAAGATGCTGACCGACATAGGCAACGAGGGTAGGGCTGTAGAAACCATAAAAAAGAGTATTGCATTCGGCTGGCTGGGTCTTTTCCTTAGCAACGACAACAAGACTAAGACCCTAACCAACAACGACCACGCCAATGGCTTCTAAGTGCATCCACTGCAAGACTGACGCAGTACCTGTTTGGGACTCCAAGAGCGAGAAGTTCAAGCCTCTTGTTTCTGTGTGCCTCGACTGCTTCAAGACGAAGGAACACCACGAGTATCCGTTTTACTACGACAAGGTTTTTGAGAAAAACAACTGGTGCTTCAAGAGCGTACACCCATCCACGCCGATAGCCTTCTTGGACACCGTTGACACCAAACTAGCACCGCAGATGCAGAAGGCTCTGTCAGAGTACAGGCCAGATGACAGCGTTCTGTTGCACGGCGTTACTGGCACAGGCAAGACTCGCACCGCTTGGGTTATGTTCAACAAGGGCTGGTACAACTTCTACCCCAAGTCCAGCACATTCTTGACGATGCGTAAACTGGAGCAGGAGATTGAGAAGGGCTTCTCCAACCAGAACCACGGCGAGGTGATTGAACGCTTGACCAACTGTGCTCTGCTGGTCATTGATGACCTTGGTAAAGAACGCTTGACAGCACGAATGGAGTCTGATTTGTTCGCCATCATTGACGAGCGTACATCCAACAAACGCCCGACCATCATCACAACCAACTACAACGGCAACGGACTATCTGATAGGTTCAGCAACGGAGAGACTGGAACAGCCATCATCCGCAGACTGAAGGACTACTTCAAGATTTACGGTGCTACCAACTAACTTCCACCCACCACGAAAATGGATAACCAAACCCAAACCCAAACTAACGACGCGGCCTCCGTCATCGAGGTCAACAACGCCAAGAAGTATGTCGTCCTCCCAGACGGCAGAATGGCTCGACTGCTGAAGCCTGTAAAGGTCAAGAAGTACCAGTACTACTCGTACCTCAACGACCAAGGCAAGGCGGTTCGTGTCAACACTAGCAACAGCCGAAACATCAATGATGAAGTGGTCAAGAGCAAGTGACCTTCTCTGGAAAAAAATAAATCACTATACTCCTATGGAAGATAAGAACGAAACCCATAACCTGTCCGAACTGTACACCGCCCTTGGCAAGGTTCACGATGAGACCAAGGACATTGTTGCAGATGACTTCAATCCGCACTTCAAGTCAAAGTTCGCCAGCCTATCGGCTCACCTGTCGTATCTGAAGCCAATCTTCAGCAAGCACGGCCTCGTGGTCATCCAGTTGCCGACCTCTGAGTACCACGACAACGGCATCGGCATCAAAACCATCATCGCCCACAAGAACGGCACGAGCATCCATTCCTCGTGCATCGTCCCTGTAGGCGAACAGGCTACTGGTCAACAGGCTGGTGCTATCCTAACTTATCTGAGGCGGTACTGCTTGGCTTCCATCGGGGGTCTGGCTACCACGGATGATGACTGTGAGTCTGACCGTGTGGTCAAGACTGCGTCTGCTCCTGCTCCTGCAAAGAAGGCCGCTCCTGCCGCCGCTTCTGCTCCTGCGGCTGGCGTAGGCATCGACTTCTCCCTGCCTGTTCCGTTTGGTAAGAACAAGGGTACTTCCCTTCAAGACCTGCCCGATGCAGACCTCGACTACTGGGCTAACAAGTGGGAACCGAAGCCTTGGGAAAAGACTGGCAAGGTCGGAGTCAAAGACCTGTCGCTCAAGAAGTCCGCTCAAGCACTCTGGGCGTTGAAGCAGGATGGCGGCTCTAGCGAGGACGAACCCGAAGACCAAGTTCCGTTCTAACCAATCTGTCCCTGTAGTTCAATGGATAGAACATTCGCCTTCTAAGCGAATTATCTAGGTTCGATTCCTAGCAGGGACATTTTTCACCAATGAAATACACGCTACTCCTCGCCTTGTGCATCCAAGCACAGGCTATGGAAATTACGGACGGCTTTTTGAATAAAATCGCTGTCATCGAGTCCAATGAACGATGCACCGCTGTTGGCGACAGGGGTGCTAGTCTTGGACGATACCAGATTCAACGCTCCGCTTGGGTCGATGCTTGCCGCAGGAACGATGTGGACTGGGCATACAATATGGACAACGCCTTCAACTACCCTATGGCTCATCAAGTAGCGAGATGGCACTTTGAATGGATTGCAGACACGCTTAAAAGGCGTGGCGTTAGGGTCACAGAGATGACCCTATATATGGCCTACAACAAGGGCATCAAAGGTGCTTCACGACTAGGCTTCAACACCCAGATGAACGACCCTGCTCTCAACAGGGCTAGGTACTACCTAAACTCCTGCCAATGAACCATACAGCACAGAACAGCCTTAAGGCTTCAGCCTACCTGCTAGGTATTTCTGTAGAAGAACTCATAGATGTCCTCCACAACGCCTCCAAAATCAAGGAAATCCGTACTGCCAGTGGATGTCCGTTTAGCCTACCTACTAGGGAGAGCAAAGAAGAGTCCCCATCAGAAGTTTGTCAGTCTCTCCGTGAAGGACGCAGAACTGATACTGACTGCTTTACGGAACCGAACTATGCCAATGCCGATGAGTGTAAAAGAGCAGTGACCCAACTGATGTACTCTCTCGACTACTGGCAAATCGAGGCAACCTATTGGCACGATAAGTGGCTGACTAATTTAAAGTCTGAGGCTGACCAATTTAAAGCCAAGGAGGGCAAGCCGAGCGTATGAGCAAGCCGAAAAAGATTAAGTTCGTCATAGTATCTGACAACCACGGTGATATGACAGACTGGGATGCGGCAAACGCATTGTTCGACTTCATCCAATGGTATCAGCCAGACGAAATAATCCACGCTGGTGACGGCTTTGACTTCCGCTCTATCCGTGGTGGTGCTTCAGCCAATGAGCAATCAGAAAGTCTTGAAGAGGACATAAAGCAAGGGAAGAAATTCCTAAAGAGATTGAAGCCTACCAGATACCTCAAGGGCAATCACTGCGAGCGTCCAGAGAACATCTTCTATGCTACAACCAATGCTATCGTTAAAGACTACTGCCACCATCTTATGGAAGAGGTGGATAACTTCATCAAGGGAATTGGTTGCAAGACTATTCTCCCCTACCACGCAGACGAGGGAGTGTTTAGGCTTGGCCCAGTCGCAATCGTTCACGGATATACAGTCAACAGATACTCCGTTCAAGAACACGCCGAATTCTACGGTGTCAGCGGTGGGGCTGTCACGATGGGACACCTGCACAGGATTGCCTGTGTTAACGCAAGAAAGCACGGAGGTGTTGTTGGTTTTTGCGGTGGACACCTTTCAAGAAAGCGTGAGATGCGTTATGCGAAGAACAGACTGGGAACAAGTGAATGGGGTACTGGCTGGCTCTGCGGGTATGTACAGGGTAACGACTGGAAAATATGGCAAGTTCACAGAGTCGGAGACAAGTTCATCTACCCACAAGACGCACGATGAAAAAGCACAACCGCTTCAAGGAGTTTCTTTCAGAACTCCACGCCCCAAACAGATACATCCCAGTCAAAGAAGAACCTATGCCGAAGGGTTTCTTCTCATCCGCAGACTTGGCGAAGAAGTACAACACTGTCCAGCGTGTTTCGCAAGGATGGATAGCACTTGCAATGTCGATGAACGCCCTAGAAGTAAGGTTCGTAAGAAGAAGAACAAACGGCGTGTTCGTTAAGAAAATTCCAGTCTATAAATTCAAACACAAATCAGATGAGAAAGAGTTCAAAAGCAGACTTAAAAGAAAACAGCGAACTGTATAAGGGGTGCATATTCCTTACCCCTAGGGAATGGATGGACAACGCCATCATAGGCAAGTGCATCAACACAGGAGGCATCATCTATGACTACGATACCCTCATAGAGGCATATATGGCTATGGACAATCTTACCTACCATCAAGCCGCTCAAGTGGTTGACTTCAACACGGAAAGAGCCATACCGTATATGCCAGACCCCAAGCCTGTCATCGAAAAGCAGGAACTAGGGATTGAGGAGGATTTTGACTGCGAGGATTTGGACTGATTGTTCTTTCACAGGGGGCTTCTTTCAACGGTAGGAAATCCGATTTGCATTCGGACAATAGGAGTTCGATTCTCCTAGCCTCCATTTAGGACTCGTAACTCAATGGTCAGAGTAGCGGCCTTTTAAGCCGTTGGTTCTGGGTTCAAGTCCCAGCGGGTTCATCTTAGCGGAAGTGGCGAAATGGTAGACGCACCGAACTTAAAATTCGTATGCTGTGGGTTCGACTCCCACCTTCCGCACACAGAGGGTTGACAGAGCGGCTTATTGTACCTGTCTTGAAAACAGGCACACCGAAAGGTGTCGTGGGTTCAAATCCCACACCCTCTACATTATTGAACAGGCGTGTAACTCAGCGGTTAGAGTGGACTCTTTATAAGGGTTAAGTCGTGGGTTCAAATCCCACCACGCCTACCAATAACGCACCAGCATCTTTGAAGGAAAGACGCTGGCACTTTTTATCTGGGCTACCAAAGGGAACAACGCAACCCCACCTTCAGCCCATCAAAACATCTCCATATTTACTGCGTCTTTACATATGTCAAGACATATACCACAGCAAAGATGCCTCTGCCGCAACGGCTATGATTACGATAATAACTCCAGCCTTCTTAAGGTGTACTATCGGAGAAAATGCTACCACCAATACCCCGAATAAAAATAATCCTAAGCAAGCCAGAGACGCTTGAAGAAGCACTTTTGTTTTTCGTTCTTCTCGTAATGTTTGTTCTGCTTGTTCTCTCCTTGCGTTTGCTTCAGATATTTGCTTATCTTTTCTCTCTACTTCTGCCCACAGTTTCGTGGTTTCTGCATCTACCTTAGCCGCTTCTACTTTGTCTTTCTGTACGGCCTTCGTGTCGTTATCTTTTATTATCTTTTCAAACTGCTTTACCTTGTCAACGGAAGGCTTGCTTATGCCGCTTAGTCTTTCGATTTGTCCTTGAACAATTTGTCTAGGGACTCCGTCAGTAACGGAAGGAACGACAGCAACGAGAGCAGAGACGCTATCAGAGACGGCTGTTTCGACTTTCGCAATGTACGAGTCCTTTTGCTCATTGTTAGAAACTATAATCGTCTCTGCCTCAGGGGTGTTACATCCCAGAAGGAAAGCCGTAAATATAATCAAGATACGCATTGTTAACTTCACGAGGTTTTGTTTCAGGCAATAATCCGTGGTCTCTATTGTACAGATATTCGTCTTCACCAGCATTCA